CCTCTGATCATGTTGATCAAGGTTCTACGGCAAACAATGCTGGCGGGCCAGGTGGTTCGTTTGGGGGAGGTCCATGAGGCCTCCTCCTCGGACGCCAAGCTGCTGATCGGCATTGGCAAGGCTGTTGCGGTTGCCGACAAGGTGGCCGATCTGGTTGAGGTTATTTCTCAACCTGCACCCAAACCTTCTACCCCTCGACGGAGGGCTAAATCATGACCATCCACAACCTTGGTTCCAAGACCACGGTTCTCGGCCTGCTGCGCAACGACGTTGTGACTGCGACTGGGACCGGCTCTGCCATCGACCTGCAAGGCTACGAAGGCGACATCGCTGTGCTGCTGGATGCCGAAGCCGGCGGTGCTGGCGTTACCTACGCCGTGAAGCTGACCGAATCCGACACCTCCGGCGGTAGCTATACCGACGTGAGCGGCGGCGCCTTCACCACCACCACCGCCAACACTGCTTCGCTCCAAAAGATCTACGTCAACGTGACCTCGTTGAAGCGTTACGTCAAGGTCTCTGTGACCGTTGCAGGCGGCACCGGCGCTGGTGCTGTTGCGGTGATCGGCTTGGCTTCTGCCAAATACAGCTGATCATGGCGATCACTGAGGATCTAGATGCGTTCTTGGCGGATTTTGGCGTTAGCTGCACAGCTGGCGCCACTACTGCTAATGGCATCTTGGACATGCCTAGCCAAGTGATCAGCGATGGGATGGTGCTCACCACCGACTACACACTGACCACTAGATCCTCAACCTTTGGCAGTCTCGTTCGCGGCGACTCGATCACCGTGGACGGGACTGCTTATACCGTCAGAGAGACGATGCTGATTTCTGATGGGAAGTTCGTGCAAATCGCACTACAGAAGACATGAGCGGTCCGTTCAAGGTCAACACCCGCAGTCAGTGGACAGCGCAGAACCCTATCTTGATGGCGGGTGAGCCTGGCCTTGAAAGCGAGACCGAAAACCTGAAGATCGGAGATGGCCGCACGGCTTGGAATACGTTGCCGTATTTCAGCGCTCCTGGGTACTGGGGATCCTTCTGGGACACAACATCGCAGACGGCTACAGCCAACACGCCAACTGCGATCCTGCTGCGCAAGAACGACCTAGACAACCGTGGCGTGAAGGTGATCTCGGATAGCCGGATCATGGTTGACCATCCGGGGATCTATAGCTTCACCTTCTCGATCCAGTTCAGCAATGCAGACGAGCAGATCCAGGACGTGAACGTATGGCTGCGCAAGAACGACAGTGGCGCCAGCGGTGATGTGCCAGATAGCGACAGCAAGTTCAGCATCATTGCCAAGCATGGTGGCATCAACGGCAATGTGATCGGCACCGTGAACTTTGTCTTGAAGCTCACCACAGACGACTACATCGAACTGATCTGGGCAACGAGTGACGTTGATGCTTACATCCACGCAGAGGCCGCGGCCATCAGTCCATTCGCGCATCCGGGGATTCCGGGCATCATTTGCACAGTGGTGCAGGTGGCATCGGCATGACAACCAAGCGCGAGACAATCTTGGCGGCTGTGCGTACAGCGCTGACAGGCACCACCGGGGTTGGCACTCGGATTTACCGCAGCCGGGTTGAACCACTGGCTAGGGGCGAAAGTCCGGCGATCATCGTTGAGCCTGTCACGGATACCGTCGAGCAAAACACCAGCTTGCCGACCCTGGACTGGAGCCTTACGGTGCGGGTTGCTGTGATCGTTCGTGGCAACATCCCGGACCAGGTGGCTGATCCGATTGTGCAGGACATGCACAGCAAGCTGATGGCGGATCTGACGCTCGGCGGTTACGCGATTGACATTCAGCCGCAGAGTGTAAATTTTGATTTGTCAGAAGCTGATCAACCCAGCGGCGTGATTGCCTGCGATTACCTAATCAGGTATCGCACAAGCGTCGCGAATCTGGCTAGTTAGACTGTTGCTAAAAGGGCCTGACCAATGCCGCTCCTAAGCCGTAAGCGCCTGATCCTCACGAAGATCGAGGGGACATATGGCACTGACTCCAGCCCGGCCGGCACGGACGCACTATTGGTGCGCAATCTGGAGGTGACTCCGATCGAGGCTGAGACGATCAGCCGTGATCTGATCAGGCCCTATCTTGGCAACAGCGCTCAGATCCTGAGCCAAACGCGCGTCGGCATTACCTTCGAGGTGGAGCTGGCAGGCTCCGGTACTGCGGGCACGGCATCGAAGATGGACTCGCTGCTGCGCGCTTGCGGTTTTGCGGCAACGACCACCGGCAGCGCAGTAACCGGCACCGCTCAAGCCGGCGCTGCTGGCAGCATCACCCTGGCTGCTGGCGCTAGCAGCACAAATGACTACTACAACGGCATGGTAATCAGCCTGACCGGCGGCACCGGCAGTGGCAGCAAGGGCATCATTACCGACTATGTGGGCAGCACGAAAGTTGCCACGGTGCAGAAGTCGACGGCAGCTTTCACGCCTGATAACACCAGCACTTACAGCATTGGCGCCAACGTCGGCTACAAGCCTGTAAGCAGCAGCTTTGAAAGCGCCACTATTTACTTCAACAATGATGGCGTGCTGCACAAGGCGACCGGCTGTCGCGGTACGTTCAACCTGAACTGCGAGGTTGGCCAGCTGCCCGTGGTGAACTTCACCATGACCGGCATCTATAACGCGCCAACCGACACCGCTGCTCCTGCCATCACTTACAGCGATCAGGCGACGCCTTTGATCTTCAAGGCAGACAACACCGTGGCCGTGAACGTGCTCGGCTACACCAGTGCTTGCCTGCAGTCGGTCAGCTTGGACATCGCAAACGAGATCATCTATCGCGAGCTGGTTGGCTGCACCAAGCAGGTCCTCATTACAAACCGCGCTCCGGCTGGCGAGGTGATGATCGAAGCGCCGACCATCGCGGCCAAGGACTATTTCACTATGGCCAACGATGACACCACCGGATTGTTGTGCTTCCAGCATGGCAACACTGGTGGCAACATCGTCACGATGGTGGCCCCGATCGTCGACATCAGCAATCCTTCCTACTCCGACCAAGACGGGATTCAGATGCTGACCGTGCCATATGTTGCGATTCCCAGCTCGACAGGCAATGATGAGGTGGTTCTTACCTTTGCCTGATGGCGTTCGTCCTTAAGCAATCTGCCTCCTACAAGTGGCCTGTGACTTGCAGGCTGCCCATTGATGGGGGCAGGTTTGAAAAACAGACGTTCGAGGCTGAATTTAAGCGGCTGCCTCAGGCGCGTATCAATGAAATTCGCGTTGAAGTGCAGCGCATGGCAAAAGCCACGGAGCGTAGCGAGGCGCTTGAAGAGTCGATCACCGATCAGTCAATCGCACATGAGGTGCTGATCGGATGGTCTGGTGTTCTTGATGATGACGGTGACGAAGTGGCATTTAGTGCCAGCACCTGCGAGCAGTTGCTCAACGTACCGATGGTGGCTGCTGCTGTGATCGAAGCGTATTTTGATAGCGTTACCGGCAATAAAACAAAAAACTGATAGGGGCTGCGCATCATTGGGCCAGGGCCAAGGTGATCGATCAAACCGCCGACGATGCTGCAGCCTTTGGCATTGACCTAGAAATCGAGCCTGATAGCGACGACTTTGAGGTTGAGCCTGAAGCGTGGCCTGCTGTGCAGATGTTCCTGCGCTGCCAAACGCAATGGCGCACGGGCGCAAACGGCCTGATTGGCTTGGATTACGGCGCTCTTGAATGGGCCTTTAGACTGTACGAAACAGACGATCCTGCCGCAATGCTGGAAGACATCCAGATCATCGAGGCGGAAGTGCTCACGATCATGCATGAGAGGGCAGACTGATGGCCATGGATATGACCGCAGCGGTCAACATCAAGGCCAGCGTCGACGGCCTCAGTCAGGTTCAAGGACTTGAAAAAGCACTAAACAAGGCAGACAAGGAAGCAAGCGGCCTCAGCAAAAGTTTTGACATGCTTGGCGGCGCAGCAGGCAGTGCAATCAAGATATTGGGTGGACTTGGCGCAGCTGCTGTGGGCGGCATTGCCGTAATGGCCAAATCTGCTATTGACGCGGCTGACAATCTTAATGACGTGAGCCAGCGAACAGGTGTCGCCGTTGAAGTCCTCAGTAAATTTGGCGCGGCCGCGGAAGATAGTGGCAGCAGCCTAGACGAGGTTGGCAAGGCAATGGGCAGGCTTGCGCGTGGGATGGCTGATTCTTCATCAGCAACCAGCGAGGCATTGCAGTCGATTGGGGTCAGCACATCAGATTCCACTGGCAAGCTGCGTGGCGTTGATGCGGTCATGCTTGACATTGCAGATAAGTTCAGCAAGTTGCCAGAGGGGGCAGAGAAAACAGCTCTTGCAATGGAAATTTTTGGCAAGGCTGGCGCCAATTTGATCCCCATGCTGGATGCAGGTAGCGCTGGAATTAACGAATACTCGGAGACAATTACAACCGAGATGGCGCAAGCCGCCGATGCATTTAATGACGCAATCAACGCAATAATGCGGGAGCTTGCTGGACCATTTAACAAGGCAGTAACCGCGGCATTGCCCTACATCACACAACTGGCTCAAGGGCTTGGTGAGTCTTTGCCGGGCGCTATTGAATCATTGCTCCCCGTGGTGCAATTTTTGTTGGATGCCTTGGGCCAGGTCGGAACATTTTTTGGATCACTAAGTCCAGAGGCCCAGGTGCTTGTGGGGGTTGCTGCGGGATTGACAGCAGCATTTATTACTCTTGCTCCTGCTATTACGGCCATCGTCTCTGTCGCAACGGTACTAGGCCCAGTTATTAGCAGTCTTGGCGCGGCTATTGCTGGCGTTCCTGCGTTGATTGCCGGTTTTGCTGGCGCCTTTGCTCCCATCATGGCGGCGCTTGGGGCATTTGGTCAAGTGCTTGTTGCTGTATTTACCGGCCCTGTTGGTTGGGTTGCATTGCTTGCTGCTGCTGGCGTTGCGATTTACGCCTTCCGCGACGAGATCGGTGCAGTCTTTCAGGCCATTGGCGATGTGCTGGTCAATGCGGCAAAGGCGTTTTATGAGACGTTTGTGGAACCGGTGATCAACTTTGCGCGCATTGCTTACGACGGGATCGTCGATGCATTCAAAAACCTAGCGCAGGCCCTTAGCACACCATTCCGTGCCGTGGGTGATTTCATCCGCGGGTTTATGAATCAAACCATCTCAGTGGTTGAGCGCGCGATCAACGCATCCATCAGTGGAATCAACGCATTGATAAGGCAAGCCAATAGTGCATTAGCGGTTGTTAGTCTGCCACAGATTCCACTTGTTTCACCTGTTACGCTCCCGCGCTTTGCGAATGGCGGCGTGGTTGACGGGCCGACTTTGGCAATGGTGGGCGAAGGTGGAGAGCGTGAATACATCATCCCCGAGCGCAAGATGGCGCGGGCGTCGACGAATTATCTGATGGGCATGCGCGGAGCGTCGGTGATCCCAGCGTTCGCAAATGGCGGCGTGGTGAATGGTGGCGCCAACATCGGCAATACCAGCATCAACGTGACCACCGGCCCGGTGCTGCAGCAAGACGGCAAGCGTTATGTGACCATGAACGACCTAGAGCAGGCGCTCAATACTGTCACCGCTAGCCTGCTGGGCAACAACCGTTCGGCGGGTGGCCGTCGCTTCCAGGGAATCTGATGGCAAACCGCGGTCAGTCGCAGTTTCTGCGAATCTTTGATACCAGCGGCACGACGCTCTACCGCTGGCAGAGCTATTACATCGGCCAAGATGTGACGCTTGATGCCGCGACGTGGAATTATCAGCCGTTTGTCGCCAATGGTTTGATTGGCGGCACCGCCGGCAGTGATGTTGGTGTCACGATTGATATTCCTGCAACGGCCCTGGCCGTGAGCGTCTTTGAGGCTGGCTTGGACAATGGCCATCTATGCGAACTGAAGATCTACGAGTTCGATACGCGGCTGAGCAATGCTGCGCCACAAGCCGGTCAGCTATTGATCGGCCGTTATGTGGGCGAGATCATTGAGGTAAGCGGTTCATTCAGCTTGCTCACGATTGGCCTTGGTTCTAGCCTTGCACCAACGGGCGCCCAAGCACCACCGCGTAAGTTCAACTCAATTTTGATCGGCGCACCACTCCGTCTATGAACATCGAGGTCCGCGATCCGCTTTCGCTGTTGCCGTATCAAAACGGCATGGTGGTGTCGCCCTTGGAAGAGGGCGCGGCAAGCGGTCAGAGCAATCTCGACACGCAACAACGCGCGATCGTCATTGGCGACGTTGTGCCAATTGTCTTCGGCCGTCGCGTCACGGTCGGTGACATTGATATTGGCGGGGTATTTGTCAGCCCTGGTGCGACCGAAGGACGATACGAAAACGACGGCACAACCAATGAGTTGACCGTCAACCTTGAGCTAGTGCTCAGTGAAGGTGAACTGCCCGCGCTTGAATTGCGCGACGTTTTCCAGCGTGCCTGCCGCGTTGGTACATGGGTGCAAACCTACGACCAGCGGGCTGGCAGCTTCACCGCTGGCAACTTCATCACAGTCGTAGAGGGCAAGGAAACCTGGCAGTGCCCTTATTACTGCGGCACTTCAGGCACCTACGACAACATGACCACGCTGGCTTATGAGAACAGCCACGCGGACGGCGATCAAACATGGTCGCGGCAGGTGCATTGCTTTGTGCGCGAGGGAATGCAGGTCACGCGCATCATTGATGACACCTACGGCCCGAGCAATAACCTGATCGACTTGGCGCTGTATCTGATCCGCGAGAGCAGCCGTCTACCTGAGGACATGCTGGATCTGACGGCAATGGAAGCCGCGGCAAACTTCACCGATACAAACGGCTTTTTCTATAACGGCATCTTCAATTATTCAACCAACCTTGAGGACTGGTTGCAGAAGATGGCGAAGGGATTCCTTCTGCGCCTGAGCGACAACAATGGCAAAAAAGGTTTCCGTCCTGCATTGCCGATCAACAATGACAACACACTCAAGACTACGGCGGTGACGTGGCTCTTTGATTTCACCGAGGAACATTTGCTGCCTGATGGCTTTGAGATTCAATACATACCACTGGCAGACCGTAAGCCGATCACGGCTGAGGTGCTGTGGCGGCAGCAGCCAGACAATGATATTGGCATCATCCGCACCGCCTTGGTTGGGTTCAGCGGTGAGGCGACTGATGGCCCATTTGAGCAGTATGACCTAAGCGAGTTTTGTACCAGCGAAGACCATGCCGTCAAGATCGGGATGTTCTATGTGGCTCGCCGCAAGTACATTACGCACATGCTGCGGATTCGCGTCAAGCCCGACGCATACAACACCACGCTATCGCTGGGTGATTTGGTTCATGTGCTGCTGCGCAGAGAGACCGACGTTGAACAGGTGTCACACCATAACTATCTGTACGAAATCGACCGGATCAATAAGACCATCTCAGGCGCTGTTGAGTTTGACCTGACCCATTTCCCGATTAATGAAAACGGAGCCAGCATTGTTGCCTTAGCCGTTAATGCTGCAACGGGTGCGGGCTACAGCTTGGCAACAGGACGAGAAGATTTCGAGTGCGACGAAGCTGGCCGCAGTGAAGACACTACGCCACTAGCTGATGTAGGCGGCAACCTGCCAGGGCTACCAGCAAGTAGCAACTTTATCTCCACTGTTATTGGCGATGTTTTGGCGTCTCCTGAGGGCGAAAGTAATGACGGCGATGGCAACCCGCCCGATCCATTTGGCACACCACCTCAACCAACAATCGGCGGTGCATCTGACCCGATCACATTTGGTGATGAGCTGACGCTGGGCAGCATTTGCGAAGGCATGAGTAACAACTGGTATGTGGTCGATGGCAGCGGCAATGTGCTTCGTACTGCTTCAGGCGTTGATGCCTTTACAATTGCAGCGCAAGATGCAGGCAGGTTTGTTTATGCCGAGGGCTGCTGCCCTGACCCTGGCAGCACGTCTGGCGTTACTTGCAACAAGTCCAACACGCTTGGACCGATCGGTGGTGATGATGCTTTCTGGGGTTATAGACCAGGGGCAGGTCAATATGAAATCACTTGGCTAGGTCTTTATACAGCAGTTATTGGCGCGGCTGCAGCCCCTGGCGGAGTTGCGATCTATGCGAGCCCGTCTTACGACGGAGGTTCATGCAGTGGCACCAGTACGACCTTGTGGTATTCGTATACAAATACAAGCGGCGATGTTATAAATACTCAATGGAGATCTGGCAGCGGTTGTAGTTCTAGTACGATGGCTTTTGCGAAAATGTACTGGAGACCCACGGGCGGTGCAGCTCAACAGATTTACCCATAACCATGGCAGTTTTCCCCGAGCTAACCCCTAGCAGCCGCACCTACACGCCAGGAGAGCATCCGAACACGCCTTTGATGGTGCTGACGGGTGACGAGTCAAGCGTGCGGCATAGCAATGGCGCTGTGGGTCATCGGTTGCGCATGACTTTCAAGCTGCTCACGCAGGCTGAAAACTATTCAATCATCGGGCATTACAGCTTGCACGGTCGGTTTGTCCCGTTTGATTTATCGGCAACAACCTTGTCTGCGGCTGGCTTGACGTTTCCAACTAACTATCAATGGATCTATGCCGGCACGCCAGAAACCGACGAAGAGTGCGGCGAGATCACAACTACCGTTGAACTAGAGCTGATTCCGCCCTACACCATCTAGCCATGACAACCTTTCCTGATCTGCCGCCGGATCGCATTGGCTACGACTTTGGGGCGCTGAATCTGAGTGAAGAAACCACGATCGGTGGCGGGCCGATCAGATTTCGGCACTCGCTAAGCCTTGGCGGTCACACGCTTGCGCTGACTTACAGCTGGCGCACGCAAACCGAAATGCAGCAGATCCGGGACCATTACAACGACGCGGATGGCACCCATCGACAATTTGAAGTGCCAACAACCATTTGGGGCACGGCCGCGGTTGTCAATACCGACTCTCTCTATCGTTACGCCGAACCGCCACAGGAAGAGCACCTAGGCGTTTTCTTTAATTTCACCGTGCGCCTTCGGGTGGTTGATGGCATTTCGCTGCTGTTTGACCTGCAAGGTGGCGGAGCCACTCAATCAACGATTACGCCAACAGCTTTCACGAGCTTTGCATTTGCCGGCAATGCGCCATTTATCTTAAATGGAGGTGCCGCGGACCCTGACAGCCCGGCTGCCACGCTTATTCTTCAAGGCAAAGGCGCTGACCGATGACCACACCTACCACCGTTCAGGTTCGGATGCAGCTTCGCGCCGACACGGCAGCGAATTGGACCAGCATCAACCCAACGCTGCTTAGCGCCGAGATCGGGCTTGAGCGTGATACGAACAAGATCAAGATCGGCAACGGGTCAACGGCATGGAACAGCCTCGGTTATTTCCCGTTCGTGGTGTCGGGCGGTGTTGTTACCGGCAACCTTGAGATCGGCACCACTGGCACGCTGACATTTGAGGGCAGCACTGCTGACGGATTCGAGACCACGCTGGCTGTTGTCAATCCAACTGCTGACCGGACGATCACGCTGCCCAATGTGACTGGCACGGTCATCACGACCGGCGATACGGGTACTGTCACCAGCACGATGATTGCCGATGGCACGATTGTTGATGCTGATGTAAATGCTTCTGCCGCTATCGCCCATAGCAAGTTGGCAAGCATGACAGCGGGCTTTGTGCTGATTGGCAATGCCAGCAACGTGCCTACCGCGACGGCATTGTCTGGTGATGTGACTGTCAGTAGCAGTGGGGTGACCGCGATTGGTAGCGGCGTGATTGTTGACGCTGACATCAGCGCCACTGCGGAGATTGCCGTCAGCAAGTTGGCTGATGGTGCCGCACGTCAACTGCTGCAGACTGATGCAGCGGGCACTGGTGTTGAGTGGACCAACAACGTTGATGTGCCT